GCAATTGGTCGTAGAGTAGTTATTGACTTGACAGGCCCCGATGGAAATGCGTTTGTGTTGATTCGCACAGCAAATAAATTTGCTAGGCAATTAAGTCTTGATGCCGAAAAAATTACTGCTGAAATGAAGAGTGGTGATTATGAAAATTTGGTAATGACTTTTGATAGGTATTTCGGGGAATATGTTATTCTTGAAAGGTGATTAAATGGCTCGTTCCTTAAATGCAAGTGAAATTTTTGCAGGATCAGAACCAAGAATTGATGGGCAACTAACGAAAGCAAATTTCCTTAGGTTACTCAATTGGTATTCTCAAAATAGAGATTTGAAAGATTCCCAAAAATGGGCTGTTGAATATTTCAAAAAGAAATTAAAACAGTCTATTTCTATTTCTCAATTAAAAAATTCTCAAACCAATTTTGGATTCATTTGTCGGATGATATCTAATGGTTCAATACTGGATGAAAAAGACCAGGTATGGTTTGAAAATGAAATCAAAAAAATAAAAGAAACCAAAGAAGAAGTGATTATTGAAATTGCTTCTGAAGAGATTAAACCAACAATCAATATTCAAGATAGGATTCGTGAGAAGGCCTCAGATTGCATTGGTGAATTAAATGGTGCAATAGATGATTTTATTGTATCTGGCTTTACAGCAAACACTTCACCCTATGGAATCATGCACACAAAGGCTATTAAAGGTGTTCATGTATCACATATTTTAAATTGGGCAAAAAAGTTCCGTTCTGAATTTGATGATGCATTAAATAGCAAAGATGACCAAATAAAAGAAGGTTATTCTAATTTCACTAAACCACAATTAAAGAAAATCATTGCGTTTGGTGATTTGATTATATCTGATGCAATGAAGATATCTGGTGAATCATTATTGACCAGAAAACCAAGAAAACGAAAAACAAAGTCACCAGATGAACTGGTGGCTAAAATGAAATATTGTGATAAATTTGATGAATTAAAACTTGAGTCAATTAAACCAAGAGATATTATTGGATGTTCTCAACTATTTGTATATAATACAAAAACAAGAAAACTTGGTTGTTATGTTGCCTCTGATTCTTCTGGTTTATCGGTGAAAGGCTCAACTATCATTGGACACTCTGAAACAAAATCGGTACATAAAACTCTCCGAAAACCTGAAGTAACTTTGCCTGAAGTGATAAAGGGCGGGAAAGTATTCCTGCGTAATGTTATTGCCGAAATTCGTGCTAAAGAATCTTGCCTCACAGGACGTATTAATTCTGATATAATACTGTTAAGGAGTTTGAAATGAGTGATTTTGCAAAAACAGATTTTGAATATGATTACCAACGCTTTAGTGAGATTATAAAACTACTGTTAAAATCTGCATGGATTGACCATGATGATGAATTAGAGATTGGTGAAGATGTTTCTGACCAATCTGAAGTTAAAATTATATTTGATGGTTATGGTGACTTAGAAGATGAAGATGAGGATGGTGAATATCGTTACACAGAAGGCGGTAACAGGAACATGCAATCATTTGCTATCTTTATACATGATGATGCACTAACTGAAGGCTTTGTTTTTCCACCGCATAATACATATTCATTTACCTTTGGTCGTATGATTCAACACCGACCAGATGAAGAAGTTTGTATCTTTGCTTGGTATGATGTTGAGAATGATGATTGGGATATTATTCCACTTGAAGATAGATTATCAGAAGATAATTCTATGGATGCGGAAGATGTTATGAGAATACTAGAAGGATTACACCAAAAGTATTTTGTATGATTTTGAAAAAAAGGAAGTCGCCTATTAGCGATGTGTTTATATTATGATTATTTTTGACTTTAATCAAGTTGCTATTTCCAATTTAATGGAACAAATAGGGTCTTCTAAGACCGCTGTTGATGAATCGTTGGTTCGCCACATGATTTTAAACACAATCAGGACTTATGTAAAGAAGTTCAAGGCAGAATTTGGCACCAACATAATTATTGCTTGTGACAATAAGAAATACTGGCGCCGTGAGATATTTCCATACTACAAGGCAAATCGTAAGAAATCTCGTGAATCATCTGGTCACGATTGGAACTCAATCTTTGATTGCTTGAATAAAATCCGTGATGAATTGCGTGAACATTCACCATATAAAGTTATTGAAGTTGATACTGCTGAGGCTGATGATATCATTGCCGTATTATCAATTAAGCATTCAGCTAATGAGAAGGTTATGATTCTGTCCTCAGATAAAGACTTTGCACAATTGCAAAAGTATCCTAATGTTGAACAGTATTCACCAATTCTAAAGAAATTCATTAAAGAACCTTTGCCTTCTGCTCAATTAAAACAGTTGGTGATTCGTGGTGATAAGAGTGATGGCATTCCAAACATTCTTTCTAAAGATGATACCTTTGTTGAAGGCGTAAGGCAGAAACCAATTACAGAAGCAAAAATCATTAACTGGATGAATCAAAAGCCAGAAGAATTTTGTACTGAAGAAATGTTGCGTAATTATAACCGTAATGAGATATTAATTGACCTCACAAGAATACCCGAAAATTTAAAACAAAATATCATAGATACCTATGAATCAAGTAAAGGTCGTACTCGGCAAGAGTTTATGAACTATATGGTTGCTAATCGTCTTAAAAACTTAATTGAAGTGATTGACGAATTTTAAAGAGAAAAAAATGAATGATTTATTATATTTTGAAATAATTGAGCTGTTTCAAAAAGCAGAAACAAGAAAAGATAAAATTGCTGTATTACAAAAATATGGAAGTTCTTCTTTTCAGGATTTTCTATATTGCGTTTTTAATCCAGATATAAAGTTTGATGTGGAAATTCCACAATACCGACCTGCTATAGAACCAGCTGGATTAAATTTTACTTACATTCATAATGAGATGAGTAAGATATATCGTTTTATTGTTGGTCATCCTAAACGCAGCCCAGACTTAACAGGTAAAAAACAAAAACAACTATTGACTGTTATTTTAGAATCTCTTCATAAAGATGAAGCAGAACTATTTGTTAAGATGATGAAAAAAGATTTAGATGTAAAATATCTATCACAACAAATTGTCCGTGAAGCATTTCCTAACTTAAATTTTCCAAAGAAATGAAAGTAGCTATTGTAACCCCAACTATCGCATCCGAGCATTTAGCTAAATGTATTGCTTCGGTTGATAAACAAACATACGAAGATATTGTACATTATATTTTTATTGATGGTTGTCAGTATGAACCAAAGGCAAGAGAAATTCTTGTTGGTTCATCTAAGACCAGAATGATTGAACTAGAAGAGAATGTTGGCAAAGGTTGGTATGGTCATCGTGTATATGCCGCCTCATCATTCTTGGTTAATGCTGATATCATTTGTTACCTAGATGAAGATAATTGGATTGAACCAGAACATATACAGAAAATGGTTGATACGATTAAAGAAGGTAACCAATGGGCATATTCTTTAAGAAAAATATATGATAAAGATGAAAACTTTTTGTGTGAAGATAATTGTGAGTCATTAGGAAAATGGCCAGTACATTTTAATCCTGATATACACCATATTGACACTAGTTGTTTTGGTGTACGCCGTGATATTGCTGTTCAAATTGGTCACTTTTGGTATGGTCAATGGGGTGCAGATAGACAATTCTTTAATGCAATAAAGAAACATTTTCCAAGGTATGCCTGTACGAATGATTATACAGTATGCTACAGGCTTGATGGCAATCCTAATTCTGTAACGAAAGAATTTTTTGAGCAAGGTAATGAAGTCAATGAAAAGAAATATAATGGTAAATTCCCATGGAAAATAAAACAGCGCTTATTACAGGTGGGACCGGGTATCTCGGTAGTCATTTAAGTAAAGCATTAAAGAAGGCTGGTTGGAAAACTTTTGTATATGACAAGGTTAAACCAAAACACAACTATGCTGATATGTGTGAAGTTGCAGATATTAGAGATAGGGATTCTTTAGAGAATGTTTTTCGTAAAGTTAAATTTGATACCGTCTTTCATTTAGCAGGAAGAATTGAGGTCGGTAGTTCATTTGAAGAACCAACTGAATTTTGGGATGTTAATACTGGTGGTACAGCAACCTTATTGAACATGATGAAGAAATACAATGTGGAAAAGATTGTATACTCATCAACTGCCGGTGTATACTTATCTGGAGGTCTAGCAATACCAGAAACAGAATGTACCACTAATAATCATGTTTATGGTAACACCAAACTAGCTTCTGAATATGCTATTGAAGACTCTGGTCTAAAGTATATCATTTTTAGATACTTCAATTTGGCTGGTGCCGATGAAGATGGTGAAATGGGTGAAGACCATCAACCTGAAACTCATTTGATTCCACAAATACTAACCAATCTAAATAACTTTAAACTATTCGGTGATGATTACAATACTCCTGATGGAACTTGTATTCGTGACTATGTTCATGTAGCTGATGTAGCTAATGCACATATACTAGCTGCAAATTATTTGGAAGAAAATGTAGAATCCCAAGTAGTTAATTTGGGTACAGGTAAAGGCTATTCTATTTTAGAAATTATTTCCTTAATTGAATCTTGCCTAAATTTGAAAGTAAATTATACCGTATTGCCAAGAAGAAAAGGTGACCCTGATAGGTTAGTGGCAAATGTTAAGTATGCCTCAGAGTTATTGAATTTCAAGTGTAAATATGATATAATGGATATTATTAAGACAGCATACAATTGGCACACAATAAATCATGGAACATAAAACTTTGACAAATATTAAATCCTTAGCTGAGTTACCGCAAACCACAACTGAGAGAATTGAAAATTCATTATTAGACCACCATATTCACTTCATCAATGGAGACATAGATGAAGAATCGGTAAAAGAAGCCATCAAATGGCTTATTTACGAAAATTTAGAAAAAAGTAAAGACAAGGTTTTGACCATCTACATTAATTCTTGTGGTGGCAATTTGACTGATACTTTTGCTTTGATTGATATTATGAAACAATCAAAGCACACCATTCGTACAATTGGAATTGGTAATGTAATGAGTGCTGCCTTCCTTTTGTTTGCTTGTGGTTCTAGAGGTGAAAGATATATATCTAAACATACAAGCATTATGTGTCATCAATTTACTGGTAGCATGGAAAGTAAATACCATGACATTAAGGCTCAAATGAAAGAAACGGAAAATTGCAATAATCGTATGATTGAAATTTTAAAAGAAGCAACAGATTTACCGGTGAGTAAAATTAAATCAAAACTTTTATCACCAAGTGATGTTTACTTGACAGCTGAAGAATTAATTACATTTAACGTGGCAGACCACATCTTGTAAATCAAACAGAAAGAATATATGATATTAGAACAATACATTGGTATTTTTGAAAATGCCTTATCAAACGAAGCTTGTAATAATTACATCAAATGCTTTGAAATAGCAAAAGCACACAATATGACATTAACAAGAGCGCAAATGAATGATGGTGATAAGATAGCAAAAGAGGATGATACTCTTTTTATCACAGATAAATGGGAACTACCTATACATACAAGCACACATCTTATAGAATCCGCTATGAAAGCATTAGCACTGGCTTATCAGGAATATATTGAAGAATATGCAATCTTGAGTCGTTCTGACCCCCATTGTGTATCTATCATGAGACTACAAAAAACCAGTATAGGTGGCGGTTATCATGTTTGGCATTGTGAACGAGCTGGTAAAGACTCATCAAGTCGTGTTGCGGCGTTTATGTTTTATTTAAATGATGTTGAAGAGGGTGGTGAAACAGAGTTCTTGTACCAACACAAACGATTTAAACCTAAAGCTGGAACATTACTCATTTGGCCAACATCGTATACCCATACACATCGTGGAAATCCACCACTATCAAATGATAAATATGTCCTTACTGGATGGTTTCAATTTTAAGAGTATTAAAATGATAGCAGGCGGTAATAAGTATCAAAAGATTCGTAGTGTAAAATCTAAGAAGAATGAGGAAAAAGAGGACTTTAAAGAGTTTAAAAACAAAGCTAAACGCAACTATGATAAAGCTATGAAGCGTTTGCGTAAAAAGGATGAAGATGAGTTATATTAAAGAACTTCAAAAACAAATTGCTGAATTGAATTTGCGTATACAACAAAATCAAGGTGATGTTGTTGAATTACAAGAAAAATTAAATAAACTATTAATATCTGAGTTTGAAGAGGATATGCGAGAAGAATCCAATCAACAATTACTAAAAGGATAAGTGTTGTAATAAAACAACAACACGCTTGACATACCCATCTACCTGTGTTAGGATGTAGGTATGTTAGAAATTTTAAAAGAAACCACGGTTTGGGCTGACAGCTCAAATGCCAATCATACTTACTTGCTTGAAGGAAGTAAAATTATCGCTTATGCAAAATTTGGCGGTAATGACATTCAAGAATTAAGAACACAAATCAAAATTGATAAAAGGTACCGAACCTTTGTAAAGACCAAGCATTCAGGTCTTCAAAAATTTATCAAAAAAACACCCCCAAAACCTAATACTTCCGTATTCAAAGTTACAAGTGGTGAAAAAGAATATTTTGTAGAACTTTTTAATTACAATTATACTTGTACTTGTACTGGTTACAATTTCCGTGGAAAATGTAAACATATTACTGCTGTTGTAGAATCACAACAGCCCGCTTGACAATCCTGCCTGTTCTGTTATAATACTTCCATAAATTGTTGAAAGCGATTATGAAATTACACATTGAAACTCAAGACCAAGAAAACTACGGTGCCCACGATTGGGACGGAGTTGGTGAGTGCCCACAATATTGGAAATTCAAAGGTGGTCAGGACTTTTTTGTTCTATTCAAAAATCCAAATCGCCCACCTAGTGCCGATACTGTAACCGCCATCATTATGTCGGTTCGTGGTGATATTGAAGAAAATAGCAATTATTTCCGCCGTGATATTGTTGGTTGGGATATTGTTGCTGATGACTTTATGACCGAATTTGAAAAATCACAATTAGAGTATGATGGTGATATTTTCTTTCCTGCGAAAGTGATTGAACTATGATAATCTACACCTATCAAAAATCCAAAAAGAAAAACAAAACAAAAAAAGAAATGGCCGAGTATCAGGCTTGGGTTGATAATATTGCTAATCAGAAAACAAATTTTTCAAGGAAAAATATGGGAAAAATATCATTCGATCCTAAATCAGTACCAAAATTGACAATACCTCCTGGTCGTGATGTTAAACAATATCCTAGTATGGTAACACCTGGCGGCTCTGCCACAAAACCAGTTGTTGGTAATGTTTATACTGGTACTGCTATGAAGGGTATTGGTACTTTGCATAAAAGTAATGCTGTGCCTATTTTCTCTAATGAAGAGGCAATAGACCAAGCGAATATGCGAAGATGAGTACTAAAGTATTACTGTTGCTTTTATGCAACATAAGGCTTGACATTTACCGTGGTTGTGTTATACTGTACCTATGTTGTTGAGAAAGGCACTTAAAAAATGAAGTTATTATCTACAGGTAATCCTAAGATTCTAAAAGGTTTGAAACAAGGTTTTAATACCTACATTATGCACCTTGCACCTGCCAATTTGTCTGGTTATGAAACCTGTCCTAAACGCACCGCTGGTTGTACCTCTGCTTGTTTGAATACTGCTGGTCGTGGCGGAATGTTTAAAAAAGGCGAAAATACTAATATGATCCAAAAGGCTCGTATTCGTAAAACCAAAATGTTTTTCGAAGACCGTATTACCTTTATGAATTTACTGGTAAAAGATATTGAATTGGCAATTAAACAATCCACTAAAAAAGATTTAGTTCCTGTTTTTCGTATGAACGGCACATCCGACCTTTCGTTTGAAAAATACGAAGTGCTTCGCAATGGTCAATCATACACTAATATTTTTACCGCTTTCCCTGAAGTCCAATTTTATGACTACACCAAGGTTCTTGGTCGCAAAGTGAAAAATATTTCTAATTTTCATTTGACATTTTCTGCCGCTGATGGTAATGATGCCGATGTTTATCGTGCTATCGCACAAGGTTACAATGTTGCTACTGTGTTTGGT